TAGCTGATCTTGAAAAAAGATGTCATTATCATTCTACCACTAATGTAAAAGGTGATAGCCATGAGAGTGCATATATGGAAGGACAACGCAGCGTTCTTCTATTTATTAAATCAATGCTGCAAAATGAAAATGAAAAAGGTAAATAAAAATGTCAAGCGAACAGATAACACAGGAAACTGTGCCTGTAGAAAAAACGACTACAGCACAGACAGAAGAAAAACCGGTAGCAACTCCTACAGCAGTTAGAGGAGCAGATACACCTGCACCACATCAAGCAACTTGGAAAGATTCTATTAGCGAAGTCTATAGAAATGATCCTAACATTGAAAAATTTACTGAAGCAGATGCTTTAGCTAAATCTTATATCAATGCAGTAAAAATGATTGGTCAGGATAAAATAGCAATACCAACAAATAATTCAACTCAAGAAGCGTGGGATGAAGCATACAGTAAATTGGGTAGACCAGAGTCTGCTGAAAAATATGATTTAGATATTAATTCAGAAATTGTAGCAATGGATGAAAATCAAATTAAATCCTTTGCCGAGCAATCTCATAAATTAGGTTTAAATAATAAACAGGCTCAAGGAATATTAGAGTTTTATAAAGATAATATGGAAGGCTCTGTACAACAATCAAAAATAGATATTGAAACTTCACAAGCTCAAGCAGAACAACATTTAAGACAAGAATGGGGTAGAGATTATGATGCTAAAGTAAAACAAGCTGGTGCAGTAGCAAAAGCTAATATGCCAGGAGTTTTAGATTTAGTATTACAAGATGGTACTAGAGTTGGTGATAATTCAGAAATTATAAAAGGCTTTTCAAAGATAGCCGCTATGTTTTCTGAAGATAAAATGGTTACAACTGAAAGCGAAAATGTTGATAGTGTTAAAAATATTGAGCAGGAAATCTCACAAATGATGAATGATAAAGCTCATCCTTATCATATTAAGGGACATCCTGAACATGATAAATCTATACAACAAATGCTTACATTAAGAGAAATGTTGAATAGCGATACTAAATAATAATAATTTTAATCCCTTGTATTATTATTAAAAATATTATAAGGGATTAATTATAAGAAAATTCGCAAGAACCTTATTGACAAGCAGCAAAAGACTCTAGTCTAAAAGACTTAAAATCCAAGAGATGCCTATCAATGTTGATGGAGAACCTTTCTGATTTAATCAATAATAATATGGAGAGACAATTATGTCATCACAAGTAACAACAGCTTTTGTACAGCAGTATTCTGCTAATGTACAAATGTTGTCCCAACAAATGGGATCGTTATTAAGAGACAAAGTCAGAGTAGAAAGTATTACAGGAAAAAATGCTTTCTTAGATCAAGTTGGCTCAGTAACTGCAGTTGAAAAAACTAGCAGACATTCAGACACTCCACAGATAGATACACCCCACGCAAGGCGTAGAATATCTCTGTCGGATTATGAATTTGCTGATTTAATAGATCAAAATGACAAAGTTAGACTCTTAATAGATCCGACTTCATCTTATGCTCAAGCTGCTGCTATGGCAATGGGAAGAGCAATAGATGATGTGATCATATCTGCTGCACTAGGTACTGCGTATACTGGTGAGACAGGATCAACTAGCACAGCCAATGCGAATTCAATCGCACATGGTTCTGGTGGTTTAACTGTCGCTAAATTAAGAACTGCAAAACAGACTCTTGATTTAAGCGATGTAGATCCTTCTATACCAAGACACATTATAGTATCACCAAAGCAGATTAGTGATCTTTTAAACATAACTGAGGTAACAAGTGCCGATTTTAACACAGTCAAAGCATTGGCTAATGGTGAAATCAACACTTATCTTGGTTTTAACTTCATTGTATCAAACAGACTTGCATTATCTAGCACAACTAGATCATGTATAGCCTTCGCACAAGATGGAATAGCTTTAGGTATTGGCAAAGATGTCAATGCTAGAATAGACGAAAGAGCTGACAAATCTTATGCCACTCAAGTGTACTACTGCATGAGCATCGGTGCTACTAGAATGGAAGAAGATAAAGTTGTTGAAGTACAATGTACTGAATCGTAATAGGAGGAAATAAATTATGGCGAATGTAAATACAGATATCGTAACTAATTTTGCTGCTACTCCCCAGGTAAAGAATGATTCCCAACAGTTGCACGGTTCAAAAAGAATTGCACAGGGAACTATTGCTTTAGATTCTGGAGACTTATCGGCAACTGATACAGTTATGTTAGCTCCTGTACCAACTAATGCTAGTATTTCTTCTATCAAGTTGTTTAATGACGACTTAGATTCTGGAACTACTAATACATGCGATGTTGGTTTATGGACTACAGCAGTTGCTGCTGTAGATGACGACTGCTATGCTTCAGCGATTACAGACCTTAGAGCGGCTGTAGTAACTGGAACTGAAGTAGCGTTTGAAGCTAGAAACATTAACACAATGGGTCAAAAAGTCTGGGAAGATGCTGGACAAAGTTCTGATCCAGGTGGAGTTTACTATGTCGGTTTAATCTTTGACGCTGCAGGTGATACTGCTGGTGATTTAAGTTTTATAATTGAATATACAGTAGACTAATAAATAGAATTAAACAGGCGAGTAGAGGGAGACTGAACCTCGCCTGTTTAGCATGAAACAGATTAAAGATTTAAAACCTGTACTACATTTTAAAAAAAATAATTATGTATACAGATATGTTCTTGTAGACCGGTTTCAGTATGGTCCTAAATATCATTATGGATTTGATACTAAACAAGAAAGAACAGAAGAAGAGATATTTGCTTTAGAAAGAGATAGACAAATAAGGCGTAAGTATATTATAAGGAAGTAATATGGCATCAGTAGTAGATATTTGTAATGGAGCATTAAATCAATTAGGAGCATCAACAATCCTATCCTTAACAGAAGATTCAAAAAACGCTAGACTTTGCAATTCAAGATACACTCAAGTTAGAGATGCTTTGTTTAGAACACATCCTTGGAATTGTTTACAAGCAAGATTAGAACTAGCTGCATCAACTACTTCACCGGCATGGGGTTTTACCTATGCTTATACCTTACCAGCAAATTGTTTAAGATTACTTAGAGTATTAGATTACGATTCAAATTATAAAGTGGAAGGTAGAAAAATATTAAGTAACGCATCCACTATGAAAATATTATATATTTCAAGAATTACTGACCCCAATGAATATGATGAACTATTAAGAGAAACATTATCTGCAGCTCTAGGTGCGGACATTGCTTATGCAGTAACATCTAACAACACAACATCACAAAATATGATTTTATCATATCAAGAAAAATTAAAAGATGCTAGATTTGTAGATTCAACTGAAGGTCAGAATGTAGATCACGATTTAGGAATGGCAGATGTTATAGACGCAGGTTCATTTATTAATTCAAGGTTTTAATATATGGCTAGAGTAGCTGCACAACTTACAAATTTTACCGCAGGTGAATTATCACCTAGATTAGATGGAAGAACAGACCTAACAAAATATGCTGCAGGATGTTCAAATTTAGAAAATTTAGTTATCTATCCTCATGGAGCTGCGGCTCGTAGACCAGGTACAACTCATGTAGCTGAAGTTACTGATAGTTCAAAAAAAACAAGATTAATACCTTTTGAATTTTCAACAACACAAACTTATATTCTTGAATTTTCAAATTTAAAAATAAGATTTTTTAAAGACAATGGTGCAATATTAGAAGGTGATAAAACTATTACAGGAATTACTCAAGCTAATCCTGCAGTAGTTACATCTAGTTCACATGGTTATTCTAATGGTGATGAAATAAAAATTACTTCAGTTGTAGGAATGACCGAAGTAAATAATAAAAGATTTTTAGTTGCAGGTGTAACTACCAATACATTTGAACTACAAGATAAAGATAGTGTTGATATAAACAGTTCAGGATATACTGCTTATAGTTCAGCAGGAACTGCTAATAAAGTTTATACAATTGCCTCTCCTTATTTAGAAGCAGAATTATTTGATATAAAATTTGCTCAATCTGCTGATGTTATGTACATTACCCATCCAAACCATGAGGTAGAAAAACTATCTCGTACTGGTCATACTTCTTGGACATTAGCTGATGTAGATTTTACCAATGGACCATTTATAGATGTTAATACAACAGCAACAACTTTAACACCAGCATCTTCAGGTGTTGGAACTGGAGTTAATATTACAGCCTCTGCCACAACTGGAATTAATGATGACCAAGGATGGTTAGCAACAGATGTGGGTAGACAAATTCATTTTAATGGTGGCTATGCAAAAATAACCGCTAGGACAAATTCAACTGTTGCAGTCGCAACCATTACAACCGCCTTTACAAATACAAATGCTATTACAGCTTGGTACTTAGGAGCATTTTCTGATACCACAGGTCATCCTTCCTGCGTAACATTTTTTGAACAAAGATTAGTTTTTCCGCAACATTAAGTAATCCACAAACAGTTTATTTTTCAAAATCTGGTGATTATGAAAACATGGATGCTAATATTGGTGGTACTGTAGCTGATGATGATGCAATTATTTATACAATCGCATCTAACCAAGTTAATGCAATTAGATTTATGTCAGCAACAAGAACTCTAATTATTGGAACTGCCGGTGGTGAATTTGCAGTTAGTGGAGGTGGAGATGACAGCTCTGTTACTCCAACAAATATATTGATTAAAAAACAAACAAATAATGGTGGAGCTAATGTAGATGCTGTAGCAGTTGGTAATGCTACTTTATTTTTACAAAGAGCAAAAAGAAAAATTAGAGAATTAGCTTATAATTTTGATGTAGATGGTTATTCTTCACCTGATCTAACTATCCTTGCCGAACATGTTACTTCCGGTGGAATAACTCAAATGGCTTTTCAGGGTGAACCATTATCAATTTTATGGTGCGTTAGAGCAGATGGTGAATTAGCAGCATTAACTTATCAAAGAGAACAGGAAGTTGTTGCCTGGCATAGACATATTTTTGGTGGAAGATTTGGTGCTGCAACAATTACAGTTTCTGATTATGCAAATATAGCAACTGGAACAAGATTATTATTAACTAAATCAGATGGTACGACAGTTACTTTTACTTCTACAACAGGAACTGCTGGAACAGATGAATTTAAAACTCAAACTAATAATAACACAACAGCAGATAATATTTATACTGCTATTAATGCTCACGCTGATTTTACAGTTGCCAATCCTGCCGCAGCAGTTGTTACAGTTACAGAAACATCTCCTTCGCCTACAGGATTTTTAACAATTAAATCTGTAGATGATACAACGAGATTAACAACAACAGATCAAGGTAAAGCTGTATGTGAAAGTGTTGCTGTAATTCCAACCGATGATTCAGAATATCAAGTATGGGTTATTGTTAAAAGAACAGTTAATGGATCAACTAGAAGATATGTTGAATACTTAAATATATTTGATTTTGATGAAACAGATAATACATCATTTAATTTTTTA